CATCTACCAATGCGTTTTCAACAGCCTCTCGCATACGTCCAATGCTTGCTTTAAGTGAGTCTAGGGTTATTGTAGATTTTTTGACAGCCTCATAAAGAACGCTGTACGTTTCTCTCTCCTCTGCAGTGAGATCCTCATACTTTAAGTTCTTTTTCTCAAGTAATTCTTCGAGCATTTTATATTGCCGGTACTGCCGGTTGCGGTGCAGGTTGGTTTAAGGGCGCTGGTGCGCCTCCTGCTACTCCCATCATATTACCACTATTTGCCATCTGTTGTAAAGCCTCTCTTTTCTGTACTTCCTCTTCCATTATAGCAGTAATGTCATCGGGCTTAACCTCTGCGTATTCAAGTAATCTGCGGTCATATACGTCTTTTAACTTCATATTGCTTGGAATTGAAGCAACAGCAGCGTTTAATTTCTGAAGTGCCTGCTCGTCCTGCGCGTTCTTCTCTTCTCTACTCCATACCTTAGTTACATACCCTAACGCACTCATCCAGTCCTTAGGTGCAATCTGTCTTGGGTATAGGTCGGTTGTGTTTCTACCCTGCTTATATATCTGAATGGCATCTAATTTATCATGTCCTGCTTCTATAAGTTTAAGAAACATCTCTGCTCGTTGCTTCCAGACGTTAGTGTAGAACTTTGATAGACTCTTAACTCGCTCTTGAGACTGTGAGAGGGCTAATTTAACCTCTCCGAGTGTTATCTGACGTTCATTAGTGGCTCCCTGCTGCGTTGCGGTAGCTCCTGAGGCCTTCTCAATCATTTGAATAAGAAAGGTCATCTCAGGTAATGTATCGCCTAAATCATTAACCTGTAGCTGTTGATAGACCTCTGAGGGTTTACCCGGTACTGGATACCATCCAAAAGGTTCAGGTGTGAAGGTCTGAGGGCTGTATCCTTCAATGGTGGAGTCAAAGACGTTCATGTTGAAGTTCTTTAATGTTCTGTTCTCAACCATCTGTGAGAACCACACATTAGCTATCTTTTGAGGGGTTAAGACCATATCCCCTATCCCATCTGACCAGAACGCTTGCTTCTCGATATCATCAGCCCATGAGTTATATGGATAGTGATTGCGCCAGTAGTTGTCTTTGGTTACACCTATAACATCTTCAAGTTTCTTTTTAAGTAGTATCTTCATCCCATCCGCTTCAACGTAGAGATAAATCTGCTCATCTTCTTTATCTTCCTTGCGATACACAAAGTGCATAGCCAGTTCGACAACTGTCTCCCCAAGTGCGGGGTGTTCGATGTCTGTAACTCCCATATCCGCCATCTTCTTATTCTTTTCCGTTAGCATCTGTTGATTGGCTGATAGCTTAATTAACCCCATCTTAGTTCCATACCATCGTCTCAAGTCCTTAATAGCCTCTTGGTCGTACTGCTCATTCTCTTCAAGCTCGGTAATAGACTTGAATATGTGCATATGTATCAAGTAGCGTGAGGAGTGAAGGTTGGCTGGATTGACGTATCTGCTAACTAGAATATCATCAGGGGCGATGATGTCAAAGTTTATCATCCCGTCAGCAATTTGCCATTGATCAAAGGAGCGCCCAAACAGATACTCTTGTCGTTTATCAATAACATCTTGTATCTCGGCGTTGTTTTGTTCTAGCGTCCACTTCCAGTATTCGTTTTGGAATATCTGTGCTTGTGTGTCGTTATCAAGCGCTTGAAACTCAATAACTGGTAGGTCGTCTGAGTTGGCAATCACTGTTCTAATGATTGTCTTCATAATAGGAAGATTGACTGATTGACGCTGTGTAAGTCTGTTTACCTTAACGGTATCTCTATATAAAGGATATATCTCGTTCCACTTCTCTTGACGTGGGAAGCGGTACTTGTATCCCTCTTCTCTATTAAGATTAAGTGTCTGCATCTCCGCAGAGGGAAGGATTGTAAATTCTGGTTCGTTAGGCATTTGTTAATAATATATTAAGAATTTATACAGAGGCAAATCATATTTCCCACTTAATACCTGCTTGCTGTGTTGAGGACGGTTTCGTAACAGCACCCATACCGTCAATCTCAGGATAATAAGGCATAATTCCTCCCGCTTGCTCAGTCAATGGTTGCGCCATAGGTCGAAACGAAGATAATCCATAACCTAGAGAATCAAGTGCGTGATTTAGAAAGTCTTGCGGTACGTTGATTATCTTACCCTCTTTATCAGTCTGCCATAAGTAATTGCGGTACTCTTTAATCATGTTGGTACTGCGACTTGTCATTGATATTCGCTGTTGTTGAACAAACTGTATCCTTTGATTGACAGAACCCGGACCCTTTGTCGCTCCTATTATGTTAAGCCCATACTTTTTAATCTCGTCTATTGATTTAGGTTCGGCGCTATCGGCAATGATTAACGCTCTTGGTTGGTTTTTAAGTAAGTCTGATATATCTTTGTTGGTCATCCCGTACTGATAAGCAACCTCATCAAGTATGTAGCCACCGTTATAGTAGTAGATAGCGATAATAGCTGAGGGGTCGTTAGTGTATCCAAAATCAAGCCCATAACGTCTGAGAGAGGCTTCTTGTGGTATATCATCTATGATAGCCCAGTCTTTGTATATTCTACCCTCTGCCTCACCTAGTAAACCCTCACCGTAGACTTTCCACCAGTTCTTATTGCCTCGTCTTGATTCGATAGCTCTCACGATACCATGGTCTAAGGCTTCGTTATCAAGATAAGTGAGAATGATAAAATCAACATCCTTGCCTCCTTTTACATCTTCATAGAACCAAAAATCACTGACAGGATTCCAATCAAGCCATACTATTTTCTTGGTACGAATCTCTAACTGAGTATATGTTTCATAGCTGATATTGTTTGCCTCATTTATAAAAAGAACATCTCGTCTTGGCCCACGTACTTTACCCGGCTGATCTGCTGAGAAGAACTCTAACTTCGTACCAGTTTCAAATGTATATGTATAGTCTGTTTTGTTCCAACACTCTGGATTAAAATACCCATGAGCCTCCATAATAGATAGAAAATCACGAATAGCTCCTCGCTTTAAGTGGGGGAAAGACTCTGATACTATACTGACCACTTCCCCTTTAACAGTCTGACAATATCCAATGAGCCATATAAGAATAGATACAGTCTTACTAGCAGAAGTGCCTCCAGCAATTCCTCTTATACGTTTAGTTAGTGCTAGGAGCTTTTGTGTCGCCGTTGTTTGTTGGAACATTTGGAATAGTGATTATGGGTGTTGGTAACGGTTTGTCTTTAGTAGTGTGGTCGATTCTCTCAACCAATCTTCTTTTCAACTTTAGCGCCGTCTCTAAAAACTTATGCCTTACAGCGTGATCTGGTACATCAATGAAGTCCACATCTCTTGCGGTAGCTTGTTTGTTTTTAACAGTAGGGTCATCTGACTTGATTGTTACCTGTGCTGAGATTACTCTGTTTGCTTCTAGTCCTTCTTGTTCAACCTGTGCCAACTTCTCATCTGGAAAGTACTTATCCATTAAAGTTTGCCACCCATCCGAATCAGTTAGTAGCTTGGGATTTTTAGCCGATCCTTTTCCATATCCTGCTTGTTTCATAGACTTTGATACATTTCCATTATTTTCCAATGTTTTCCTGAAAGCCATTTTTTGTTTGAATGTTGGATTCTTTTTGCTCATACATTTCTTATTAAAACATAAAATGTTTGGTTTTGTTTCTCTGAGTATGCGCGTCTTATGTAGCCTTTAGTGATAAGTGTGGAGAGAGAATAGATTACTGTGTACTCGTTGTGTCCTTTTAATGTCATCTCCTCAATTACTTTCTTTCTTGATATGGGTACTTTCTCTGTGTTAGCCCACTGTTTTATATACAGCATTATTTCTAATTGAGTATTGTCTATTTCCTGCAACATTAAGAAAAGGAGTGTGCGCATATAATATAGTGTATCGGATATATCTCTGTCAAGTGATTTACCTATTGACTTCTGTTATCCGTTATGATTATAGTGATATTGTATGAAGAATATAGATGGATTCTATGGAGCAAGCCTTTCAGAGTACAAACTAATAAATAGGTTTAAG